CTTGCTTTCGCAATGGGCACGCATTTTGGATAATTTTTTCTTTTTTCTCCACCACTTCGACCACATTTCGGGTATGAGCCATCTGATCGCTTGTTTGCAATATCGACCCAATTCTCTTTTACCCATGCTCTTAAGCCTTTTTTGGCCATTAGTAGACCTTCGTTGTCTTTCTCTTGTTAGACATTACTTTGCCACAACCAGTTTTAACAGCACCACCTGATTTATACATTGGTCTGATCATACCACCACCCATAGCTTTTTTTCTGTCTTTTTTACCACCAGGTGTGATTTTACCAGAACAAACTCCTGATGCATACATATTGGCATAGGCGCTTGGATAGACTTTAAATTTTCTCTTTGCTGCGGCCTTACCTTTTGGACATAGTTTTGCCATTATGATCTCGCTGTTTGTTTTGCTCGTTTAAAGTCAGATGCTTTTGGTGCACCCTTTGCACCTTTCTTTCGCATCTTGCCACCACGCTTTCTTTTAGCGTGAATATTTGCATATAGACCTTTACCAGCCATTATTTTTTCTTTTTAATTCGGCCACCTTTTTTAGCTACAATTCTTTTTGGATCGTAACCAAATTTTTTAGCTAGCTCAGGTTTTTTCTTAGCTAACTTTAGTAGGCCTTTGTTTTTACTTTTACTTATTGGCTTTGCCATTATCTTCTCGCTTTCCCAAATCCTCTGATTTGAATTGATTTTTTCTTTTTAAGTTTTTTTACTTTTTCACCAGTCTTAACAACCATTCCACCTGTTTTAAGATTTGCTACTCCACCGGCAGCTGCAATTCTTGACATACCTTTATCAAAGTTTGCGATATTTTCTGCAGTCATAGCATCACCAGAAATAAAATCTTTTCTAGGCATTGACCTCGCATCTAAACCGCCTCCAAAAAATTTTGGTGTTAAAGGTTTTTCTCTGTTGGCATTCATGAATGCTTTTCCTAATCCAGCTATTGCCAATAAAGGCGCTGCTTTTTTAAGAATCTTTTTTAGTTTTCTTGCCATTATTTTTTTCCTCCATTTCGGAATATTTGTGTTCCCTTTATACCATAAATAGATGCAACTACAAGTATCCAAAGGTTTGTAAACCAACTTGGAAGCTGTGAAAACATCTCAAAGAACAATTTTACCTTGTCCATCGCAGTTGGATCGTCTGATACGACTGCCCAGGCCAAAATAGCTACGGGCGTCGAAAGAATTATCAAAACTGCCTCGTCCTTCCAGTCTGATTGTCTCGCCTCTAGCAATTTTCCCTGATATTGCTCCTCACCTCGAGCCATACGATCGGCATGTAAGAGTTGTGCCTCTGACATTGCCATTTTTGTCTTCTGTTTGTTAGCATAAATCTTACTTCCTGCAGAAATTGCTAATTTTATTGCGCTAAACCACATAATTTTTACCTTTTACCTCGAATTATTGTAACACCGTCCGCTGGTTTGTCCATTTTTGGTGCAGATGGTATTGTTTTACTTAAAATTGTCTTCTCAATCGAAGTATTTGCTCTTAATTTAGCTAATTCTTCGTTTTGATCCAACTTATCTTCTTGATTTTCTTGTGCCATCATGGCTTTCATCTTATCTAAGTTCAATCTTTCGTCTGCATCCTCTGCTTTTCTTGCATCGTTCATTGCTCTTAGGTCTAATTCTCTTGCTTTTAACTTAGCAATAGGATCATTTCCTAATTGACCCATAATTTGATTCTCTTCTTCCTTAAATTCTTGAGTCATATCCGCGATTAACTTAGATTTTCTAGCTTCTAACGCTAATGTTAACGTTAAAATTTGTTGTTGTGTGTTTGGATCTTGTTGCAACATTGGATTTTGTTGAACAGCCATTTGTAATTGTTGTAATTGTTGTAGCTCTTGCATAAATTCTACTTCTATTTGTTCTTGTGCCATGAAAGCAATGTGTTCAAAAATATTTTTTTCTAATGCACCAAGAACTGCAGGATTATTTCTAGCTAAACTTGTTGCCATAAAATTTAAGTGAGTTGTAATATGCGATCTATGATCTTGACCTTTGAATGCTTGAAAAGGTTTACCAGACATAGCTAAAATATTTTCAGATGCTGGGTCCATTGGCATAGGTTGTTGAGGTGGTGGTAATATTTGATCAATATTTTTTACACCGATTGCTTCATACATATCTCTATATGCTTCGTACATATTGTGTATCTGTGGATTAGACATCGCAAGTTGTAGTTCTGTTTGAGCTAAACTTATTCTCTGTGATTGTGAAAATATGTTTGGATCTGCAACTGGAATAATATCAATCTTATCATCGAAGTCTTGTTGCTTGATCATTCTTTGTGCACCAACAACATCGTATGGATATTCTGGTGGTAGATATTGTGAGAAGACATCTGCTAATAATTTAAATTCTTGTTTCATTGCAGCGTACATTCTTTTGTGAATTGCTGACATAACTCTTGATCCTCTTTCAAGAAGAGCAATAGTTGTACCTACAGCTGCTTGTTGATTACCGTCTCCAACTTGCATATCAGCGATAGCTGCAAATCTTTGACCTGCTGAAACTACAACACCCATTAATTGTAATAATGTTGCTGATGGTTCTTTAAATGGCAAAGGCATAAATGCATCTCTGATGTTACCACCAGGAGCATCTACGTCTCTAAACTCACCAGGTTTAATTGCTTCAGCTTCATCTCTTAATCTAATACCTCTTTGTTTGAAACCTGCAGGTAAGTTTGAAAAAGTTCCTGCATCAATCAAAGATCTAAGTGTAGCTGTTGCAGTTTTAGATAAACCACCAATCATGTGTATTAATCCAAAGCCATAAAAACCAAGACCTGGTAAAAATTTAAAGTGTACAAAATAATCTATTTTTCTTCTAAGAGGATCATCTTGTTTATAATTTCTTCTAATAGATAAAACTTCCTTACTGCCTTGATCTATTGTTACGATATACGGCAGTTTAATTCCTGTTGCTTCACCTGTCTCCATATTTTTATCTTCAAACCCTTCAAGGTCCAAATCAGTATGAAACTCTAAAATTGTAAAATCATTTTCATCTTTTGATTTTCTAACTCCTTCGATTTCTAATTCTTTCTTGTCGACTTCTGTGTCTTGAGTGTAACCTGGTTGTAATTCTATATCTCTGTAGAAACCAGAAACTTGTTTTTTTCTTAAATCATTTTCTGACATTTTTAATCTATGTACAACTGCGTCTGCATCTTCAATAGATGTAGCAGTATAAGGAACTATCAAATCATCCGATGGGATAAATTTAGAAACGGCTCTGTCAAGAAGTTCATCGTAGTAAACTTTCTTAAAAGCAGAGCCGCTTAGAGGGAGATAAAAAAGCATCTGATCGAACTCGGGTTCATACTCTTTCATCTTATTCATGAGCTGATAGTTCATGAAATTTTTTACTCGTGAGGCTTGGTCTTCTTTTTGTCTATTGATTACACCCATGATTTGAGTGTGTACTGGACCTTTAGCCGGAAGTAATTCTTTGTAAGCTTGTGCTTGAAACTGTGTTACAGCTTCTCCTAAAACTGGGTGTGTTACCCCTGAAGCACCATCAAAAGGTTGTGTTCTGTCTTCGTATTTAAATCCTAAAAGATCTAAACCTTTTACATAACTATCTTCCCATTCTTTACGAGAAGATTTGTAATTCATGTAATTTGTAAAAAGTTCTGAACCTAGTCTACCTAAAATATCTTCTGGTAAAATATCTGCTAGATTATCAAAATGTGTATCTGTACCTTCTAGATTAATTTTATTTGGTTCAAAGTTTACATCTACTGAACCATCTTCATTCTCTTGTATATCTACGCCTTCACCACCTTGTGACTCTGCAACTTTTTCTTCTGCTAGAGCGACTTCTTCTTCACTAGGCGTTGTTACGCTTGTCTCTACTACGTTTGGTAGAGCTTTGTCTATTGTTGACATTCTTTTTCTCCGAGTTCTTTACTACTATAATCTTTTTTCCAGGCACATTCAACCCTTGTGGATTAGGTCCGCTTTTTGGGGGTGGTCCCCCTCCTGGAATCAATTTAACCATTATTCGTTTAATAAGTTATATCCTTGTATACCTAAAGATAGACCAAGTCCAACTATA